CAATCCTTCGGAAGGGTCTCATTTTGATGGAATGCCCGACTGAAATCGTGCAGGAGCGCAAGCTGATTGAACTGAAGAAGGCGCGCGACCAGGTTCGCCACAAAGAGCAGCAGATTGCCGGCACGCCGGAGGGCACGATGACGCGCGACCACGCGCGTGTTAAGCCGTCCATCAAGAAGTCGTTTGAGGCTATGCCTATTCCAGAGGAATAATCTTCCACCTGTCAGGCAAAGCTTGATGAACAAGGGCCGCTCTTCGGGGCGGCCCTTTACTTTTTCTTCCTGTTTATAGATAATGCGGCAAAGTTGCTCTATGCAGCTTTTCGCTCCCCCGGCGTGGAGCAAAACAATCCCCGGCTAACATATCGCCCCGGTGCGCGATGATGAGCCTCCCCTTGAAGGAGAACCATCGTGGCGAACACTAACAGCCCCTTTGGATTCCGTCAGTATCAGGGCACGGGATCTGCTCCGACGTATGAGCAGGTCACGATGACCATTGATAAAGACTATTCGACTCCGATTTACTTTGGCGACCCCGTTCAGCCTGTTACGGGCGCCGCGACCGGCTACATCCAGGTTTATAACCCGGCTGGCACGGTTTCCACGGCTGGCATTCTCGCTGGCGTTAAATACCTTTCAACGTCGCAGAAGCGCGTTGTTTGGTCGAACTACTGGCCCGGCAGCGACGCGGCGCAGGACGTTGAGGCTTATGTCATCAACGACCCGAACGCGAAGTTCCTGGTTCAGGCTGGCGGCACGAACGTCGGCTTTGACAAGATCGGCCAGAACATTGACGTCAACATGGGCTCGGGCAATGCCGCTTCCGGCATTTCGGGCGCGTTTGTTGAGTCGCCGGCCACGACGGCTACGCTGCCCTTCCGCGTCGTTGACGTTGTCGCGAACCCGCCCGGCGCCAATGGCACCGATATCACGGCTGCTTACAATCTCGTGATTGTGCAGTTCAACGACTCGCTGGTCCGTGCTAACGGCGCCCAGACGGGCATCAGCTAAGGGGAGTAGGCAACTATGGCTGTTAATCTCTCTGCCATTAAAGACCTTCTGCTCCCCGGTCTCCGCGGGATCGAAGGCAAATACGAGATGATCCCGTCTCAGTATGACAAGATCTTCACGAAGCACGATTCCAAAATGGCGCTGGAGCGCACTGCGGAAATGCGCTACCTGGGTCTTGCTCAGCTAAAGACCGAAGGCGGCCAGACGGCGTTTGATAACAGCGCCGGCGAGCGTTACGTCTATAACCAGGAGCACGTTGAAATTGCTCTTGGCTATGCGATTACGCGCAAGGCCATCGACGACAACCTGTATAAGACGCAGTTCATGCCGTCGAACCTTGGCCTGATGGAGTCTTTCCAGCAGACGAAGGAAATCTACGGCGCGAACGTTCTTAACACGGCGACCGTTTATAACGCGTCGGTTGGCGGCGACGGCGTTTCGCTGCTCAACTCAAGCCATCCGATTGATGGCGGCACTGTTGCGAATACGCCGCTGGTTCAGGTTGACCTGAACGAGTCGTCGCTTCTCAACGGCATGATCGCCATCCGCACGAACTTCAAGGACCAGGCTGGTCTGAAGGTGTTCGCGCGTGGTCGTCGCCTCGTTGTTCCGCCGTCGCTTGAGCCGACAGCTATCCGTCTGACGAAGACGGAACTGCGTCCGGGCACGGCAAACAACGACGTCAATGCGATTATGATGACCGCAGGCGGCCTGCCGGAAGGATACATGGTCAACGACTTCTTGACCAACACGCGTGCGTGGTTCCTTCTCACGAACATTGACGGCCTCTCCTACATGGAGCGCGTCAAGTTTGAGACCGACATGCAGGTGGACTTCGTGACCGATAACCTTCTGGTTAAGGGTTACGAGCGCTACTCGTTCGGCTACTACAATTGGCGTTCGATCTTCGGCTCGACCCCGACCTGATGCCAAAGAGGCGGGAGGACATCTCCCGCCTTTTCTCTCTTGTAAGGAGGAGCCCACATGGCCCTTACCAACTTCCCCGATGGCATTACTTCTTTCGGCGTTCCTGTTCTTGGGAACATCGGCGGCCTGCCCCTGACGGGCAATTACTTCTTCGTTGACCCGGCTTCTGGTTCTGACGCGTATGACGGCTCCTCGCCTGAGACGCCCTTCCAGACGATCTATGCGGCCTATGCTGCGGCGACCGCTGGCAACAACGACGTCATCGTCCTGATTGGCAATGGTTCGACGAGCGGCACGGCCCGCATGTCGACGGCCCTTGCGCAGTCGATTACGCCGTCTGCGACCACGGGAACGATTACCTGGGCGAAGAATGCGACCCACCTGATTGGCGTGACGGCGCCGACGGGCGTTGCGAATCGCGCTCGCTTCGCGCCTCCGACGGGCACCTACACGGCTGCGACGTTCGGCAATAGCGGGAACATGTTCAACGTTACGGCTTCCGGCTGTATCTTTGCGAACTTCTCCGTTTTTGGCGGCTTCTCGACCGGCAATGCCGGGCAGGTGGTGTGGATTGAGAATGGCGGTCGTAACTACTACAGCGACGTCCAGTTCGGCGGCTTTGGCGACACGGCTTCTGCGCAGGGCGCCAATGCTCGCGCGCTGAAGGTTATGGGCGCTGGCGAAAACACCTTCGTCAATTGCACCGTTGGCCTTGATACTGTTACGCGCACCGTTGCGAACGCGAACCTTGAGTTTGCCTCTGCGACGCCGCGGAACAAGTTCATCAACTGCGACTTCCCGGTCATGACGTCGTCGGCTACGACGCTCGCCATCATCGGCAGCGGCGCCGGCGCAATTGATCGTTGGAACAAGTTCCAGCAGTGCATGTTCTTCAACGCTGTTGATTCAGCGTCAACGACCATCAGCGCTGTTGCGAGCCTCAATGCTGCCGCTGGCGGTAGCCTTGTGTTCAACAACTGCACGGCTGTCGGCACCACGAAGTGGGGCGACGCTGGCGCGCTGGCGAACTCGTATGTTGATAACGCTCCCCCGACTGCCGCGACCTCCGGTCTCGCGGTCAACCCGTCCTAACAGGAGGCACTCATGGGTTTTTACGAAGGTCAGGACGGCCCGGCGGTCGTCAAGTCGGCAAAGTCCGGCACCAATGGCTTCAAGCGTGGCGGCAAGGCCGAAATGGCCAAGGGCGGCTGCATGAAGAAGGGCGGCAAGGTCTTCTCGGAAGCGCATAAGGGCAAGAAGCCTGCCCGCGCCACGGGCGGCGGCGTCTTCTCTTCGGCGCACGGCGGCACGAAGCGCGGCGCGACGCCGAAGCCTTACTAATATGATTGAGGGCAACTATCCGGAAAATCCGGACGGTTGCCCTTAACCTTTTTCCCGGGATCAGGAAAATGGTCAAAAGCCCCGCATGGACCCGCAAGGCCGGGAAGAACCCTGAAGGCGGCCTTAACGAGGCTGGCCGGCGCTCTGCGAAAGCTCAGGGCATGAATTTGAAGCCGCCTGTCTCCAAGGAGCAGGCTGCGAAAAGCGATAAAGCCGCCTCCAGGCGCTCTTCTTTTTGTGCCCGGATGACCGGCGTGAAGAAGAAGCTGACGGGCTCTGCGGCTGCGGCTGACCCGAATAGCCGCGTCAACAAATCACTTCGAAAGTGGGATTGCTGATGGCGGCCAAGCCTCAAAACGCTGGTCTCTGGGGTCGCGCGAAAGCTGCAGCCCGCGCCAAGTTTGATGTTTACCCATCGGCCTACGCAAATGCGTGGGCGTCAAAATGGTATAAGCAACGTGGCGGCAAGTGGTCCGGCGAAGATAATCGGGTCAATAAAGCCTCTGGCGGCGGCTTGGGAAAATGGTTTTCCGAAGATTGGCGCGATGTCAAAACCGGCAAAGAGTGTGGTAGAATAGAAGGCGAGAAGGGCAAGCGCCCCTATCCAGCCTGTCGTCCTGCTGCGGCCGCTGCTTCAATGACGAAAGAGCAGAAGAAATCTATTGCTGCGAGGAAAACTGGCCCTGCACGTCAATCGTGGCCTGTTTCGCCTTCCGGCGCTAAAAAGGGAAAAAGATAATGCAGGCGATGACGGTTTCTATCGCACTGGCTTCTGCCGATTCGGATGGCATCTGCCTGTCTCAGAGCCCTGCCGGCGGTGGCGTGCAGAGCCTGACGCTGAATGGCGCGCTTGTTGTCGCTGGCGTCGCCTATCTTGGCTCTCAGCGCCGCGTTCTGATTACATCAAGCGGCAACGACAGCACGAACACTTTTACGGTCACTGGCACCAATTGGGCTGGCGACGTCATTTCAGAGACGCTGACAGGCCCGAACGCACCGGCTACCGTCTACACGGATCTTGATTATCTGACGGTGACAAGCATCACGATTTCCGGGAATGCCGTTGGCAATATTACTGTTGGCACGAATGGAATTGGCGGGTCTCCGTGGGTGCGGTTTGATGACTTTGCGCCGTCAAATATCTCCATTCAGTGCAACGTCAATGGCACGGTGAACTATACCGTTCAGTCAACGCTGGATGACCCCAACGACCCGTTTTACCCCATTATTCCGGCTGATATGATATGGATTAATTCGTCCGATCTTGCTGTTGTGTCGGCCAATTCTTCGCAGCAGAGCAACTTCTTGTTCACGCCGAAATATGCGCGCGTCCTGATTAACAGCGGCACGGGCACGATGACGGCGACCTTCCTGCAGTCAAGCAACGGGCCGAAGTAATGGGAACATCATCAGGAGAGGGCGGCCTTAGCATAGGCGACAACTTGTCCGATCCTGATGGCTATTCTCTTGGCAACAAGCTGACCTTCATAAGGTTTCATAATAACGAAGAGAATAATTTTCTCCTCCTGCAAACCGGAGACTATTTGCTGTTGCAGGCGGGCGGGAAGATCGTTCTGGAGGCGACATAAATGGCCGACCAACCGCTTACAGACCTTCCCGTAGCGGCAACGCTTACTGGCGCCGAAATATTGTATGGCGTTCAGAGCGGCGACTCCGTGAAAATCAGCACCAATCAGATTAAAACATTTGCGAATGCCGGGACTGAAGTCCCACGCGGAACTTTTGCGCGTAGCACAACTCAAAACCTGGCGAATCCTGCCAATGCAGAAGCTATCACATACGATTTATCGGTCGACAATGTTGATATAACCGTGGTTGATAATAGCAAAATAACCGTTCAGAACACGGGGGCGTTTGCTATTTCCTTTTCCGCTATCGGCCACCATGCAGGTTCAAGCAGCGCTAAATGGCTAAACATTTTCTTGAAGAAAAGCGGCAACATAGTTGCTGATAGCAGCACGATTGTTTCTGTTTCCAAAGACGCGCCGACGACTGTTGTTGCGACATTCGTTGTAGAAGCAACGGCGCCGACGGACTATTGGGAGCTTTTTCTCGCAGGACAAGATACGGGGTGCGAAATACTCGCAACGCCAGCGCAGGCCGCGGTTCCAGGTGTTTCTCCAGCTATGCCTGCTTGCCCTTCAATCATTGTAGCTGTCTGGCAGATTAGATAATGCCTGGGCCGGATCCGTCTGAACAGGGAAATCTGTCTATTGGCTTTGACCTTACGGTTGAGCATGGCGTAACCGTAACTGAAGGGTATTCGGCAAATAACAGATTGTCTCTTCCGGGTTTTAACGGGCCCTTCCCGCCAGAAGAATTGTGGTGGGGAAACGATAATTTGTTATTATGGGGGACATTGGCTCTAGAGTGGTGACTGGCGATGGCATTTGACTTTAAAGCTGCCGCTCCAGAGACGGCTATAAGCGACAGCAATCTCCTGTTTGGAGCTCCGAGCTACGCTTCGGCATCTCCGGCTGTGTATCCTGTCTCAACGCTGCGAAACCTTCTTTTGGGTGGGGGCGCGGCAGCTATTTCTGCCGGCAAAACTTTTACCGTCACCGAGACTTTGTCTCTGACGGCAAGCGCTGCTGGACAGACTTACACATTTCCGTCAGTCGGCGGCACTGTCGCACTCCTTAACGCCGCCAACCTGTTCACGACAGCGAACACCTTTAGCCCATTGACTGATGTCCCGGCGGGGACATTCAGACGGGGGCCGGCTGGCGTCGGGAACATCCTGCAAATTCAGGACGAGTCTAACAACGCCTTGGCGAGCTTCACCAAGGATGGATATCTTTCTCTCGGCCGCGCGAATTCCTTAACTGGCCAAATTCAGTTTGCCAATTCAGGCAGCGCCAATGTTGTGACCATGCGTGCGCCAACTGGCTCAAATGCATGGACATTTACGCTCCCATCAACCGGCGGAACGGCCAATTACGTTCTGACAACGGACGGCGCCGGAACCACAACCTGGTCGCAGGTTTCTGGTGGCGGAATTGTTGGTGTTGTTGAGGTTCCAAACGGCGGCACCGGCCTGACGGCATTGACGCAGCATGGCGTCCTCATCGGCAATGCGGCAAATGATGTTAACGTAACGGCGCCTGGTTCGGCGGGGCAAATTTTTACATCTGGCGGATCTTCCGCCGACCCGACGTGGACAACGGCGACATTCCCGTCAACGGCATCGTCCGCAGGGGCCATTCTTCGGGCGGACGGGGCCAATTGGACGGCCACCACGGCCACATATCCGGCGACATCTTCGGCCGGCACAGTCCTGTCATCGCTGACGGCAAACACCTTTTCTGCCTCTGCTTCGCCGGTTCTGGGCATTGCCGGCACGACCGCGGGCACGCTGGGGCTGTCTGGGGCCACAAGCGGCGTTGTGACGCTGCAGACGGCGGCCGCAGCCGGAACGTGGTCCCTGACGCTTCCGACAAGCGGCGGCACGTCCGGCTATGTCCTGCAGACGGATGGCGCTGGCGTTTCGTCGTGGTTCAATCTTTTCGGGACGGCCAATGGCTGGACGGCGAATCAGTCTTTCACGGCTCAAGCTCTTTTGAAAGACGGCACGGCCGCCTCTCCGGGTCTGGCGTTCAGCAATTACGCAGGAACGGGCGTTTATAGCTACGGCGCCAATGCCATCGGCATATCCATAAATGGAGTCTACGCCGCCCAATTTGATGCGAATGGCAACCTTCTCATAGGGACGGCGGACGACGGTGTTTCTGGCGCCAACAAGATAACAGTGGCGAGCGCAGGCGATGCCGGCATTACGATCCGGTCGGGAGCCGCGAACTTCGGCAATCTGTATTTCTCGGACGCCACGACGGGGACGGGCGAGTATGACGGATATGTAAGATACGATCAAAATGCCCGCGCGATGACGCTGGGGACGGCGGCCGTATCCCGATTGACGATATCTTCAACGGGAAATATTTACCCGTCAGGCGCAACATCAACGACCATGACGGATGGTTTCTTCTATATCCCGTCTGCGGCCGGCGCCCCGACAGGCGCCCCGACGGCCGTAAGTGGATATCTCCCGATATACTACGACGCTACCAATAATTATCTCTATGTGTATAATGGCGCGTGGAAGCGCGTCTCCTTCGCAGACAACTTCTTGACTCAGGAATAACCGATGACCAACAAGTCCATATCGCAACTCACGGCTGGCGGGGCGGTCTCAGCGACTGACCTGTTCCCTGACGTTCAGACGGTTGGCGTCGGGCCGGTCAGAGTCACTGCTGCGCAGATTGGCGATTATGTCCTGAGCGGGTCCGGACTTACCGGCGTTCTGCCCGTTTCACGTGGCGGTACCGGGCTCACTTCGCTGACTTCTGGCCGGATACCGTATGGCGCAGGGACGAGTGCGTTTAATTCGGTTTCAGGGTTTACCTATAATGGGACTACCCTGACAAGCCAAACGTCAAGCACGACTTATGCGTCGGCGCAGATAACGGCTGCTGCCGATACAGCTAATTTGCAGCTAATTTGTTTTGGTTCTGCTGCTTCTGCATTTGGAATGTGGAGCGCTAATGAGGTTGGCCTGTTTTCGAGTTCCAACATAAACTTTATGGCAAACGGTGCATCGGCCGTCATAAAGTTTGCAACGGGCGGCGGCACAGAACGCGCCCGCATCGACAGCAGCGGGAACCTGCTGGTTGGGACGACTAGCTCTTCACCCGGAATATCGAACACAACTGTTGGTATCGCTTTATCAACAACCTTTATCGCAGCGTCTCGCAATGATGACTATTCTTACTTTGCGAACAGAAACAACAGCGATGGCGGATTGTTCTGGTTTGGAAGGCAAGGATCATTCATTGGTAGCATTTCGATTACGACGACAGCCGTAGCATATAACCAAACATCAGATATTAGCCTCAAGGAAAATATAGCTGAGGCTCCTAGCGCACTACAGTCAATTCTATCCATGCCAGTTCGACAATTCGATTGGAAATCAGACGGCTCGCACACTGATTACGGCATGGTTGCTCAGGAAGCATATGAATACGTGCCTGAAATGGTAACGCAGGGTGATCTATGGAGCGTCGATTACGGACGCATCACACCGCGTCTAACTAAGGCTTTCCAAGAACTCGCCGCCAAAGTCGCCGCCCTAGAGGAACAACTCAATGGCTAACACATACACATGGGTAATCAGCCAACTCGACTGCTATCCACAACAGGACGACCACACGGATGTTGTCTTTGTGTGCCACTGGAGACGTCAAGCGACTGACGGAACCTACAGCGCCGACATCTACGGCTCACAGTCCGTCACACTCGCGCCTGACGCACCCTTTACGCCGTATGAAAAGCTGACGTTTGATCAGGTCGTTGGCTGGCTCGAAGATGCTTTCGGCCCTGAGACGCTGGCTGCACAGGTGGCTGCGCTTGACAAGCAGATTGAAAATCAGATCAATCCGCCGACGATTTCGCCGCCGCTCCCGTGGAGCGTGCCGCCGGTTGTTGAGCCGCCGGCTCCGGACATTAGCAATCCGCTGCAATAATCAGCTTGGCGCGGGAGGTTCGTCTGCCCGGCCCGCGTCATTTCTCCACCGGGCGGACACTACCTTGGAGAAGGTAATGGAAAAAATATCAATTGAACTGCCTGTTCAGGCATGGGGTTATGTTCTTCAGTCGCTCGCAAAGCGCCCCTATGAAGAATCTGCGGACTTGATTGCTGAAATAAAAAAGCAAGGGGACGCTGCTGCTGCCGCGGCGAAGGCGGCTGCTGCTCCGCCCGGCCCCGACAAAGAGTAACCATATGACTTTGGTGGCGCCGTGGGGTATAATCCTGCGGCGTTAACCTTATGAGGCGACAATGGCGACCAGCGGAACCTATTCGTTCAACCCTTCTTTGGGTGAGGTCAGCCTCTATGCCTATCAGCTTATAGGGCTGCGGCCGACAAGCCTTGTTCAGGAGCACTTTGACGCGGCTCGCATCGCCACGAACATGATGTTCACGCGCTGGAGCAACCAGGGCGTCAATCTTTGGGAAGTGAAGTTCGTAACCGTCCCGCTTGTTCAGGGAACGCCTTCTTATAATGTTCCGGCAAATGCCGTTGTGATGCTTGATGCGTTCATTACTACGGGCGTGGCTCCAAATGCGATTGATCGCATTATTATGCCAATCAGCCGCACAGAATATATGTCCTACCCGAACAAGGCGCAGCAGGGCTTCCCGACGACTTTTTGGTTTGACCGCACCCTGACGCCGACATTTACGCTTTGGCCCGTCCCTGACGGCTCTCAGGTCTCTCTGACCTATGCCTATGTATCCCGCATTCAGGACGCGAACCTGACCGGCACGCAGGAGATGGATATCCCGCCGATATGGCTTGAGGCGATGGTTTATGGCCTTGCCTATCGTCTGGCGCAGGTATGGGCCCCTGACAAGGTCGCCCTTATGAAGCCAATGGCGGACGAATCATACGATATTGCCGCCGCTCAGAATATTGAGACGGCCAATACTTACATATCGCCTCAAATAAGTGGGTATTTTCGATGACATATTCTTTGTATGTAGTAACAAACAAAAACAATGGCAAAACATATGTCGGCATAACAGGCAGAAACATTGCTCGCCGATTTTCTGAGCATGTGTGCCATGCAAAATATGAAATAAATAAAGGCGCGTTCTATAAGGCCATCAGAAAATACGGCAAAAATTCTTTTTTGATTGAATGTATATTAAAATTTGAAACTAAAGAAGAGGCTATAGAATCGGAGATTCAATATATAAAAGATCATAAACCTGAATATAACTCAACCTTAGGAGGGGAGGGGCGCCTTGGCGGCGGGTTTACTGACGATGGGAGAAATAGAATTATTGAGGCCCATAAGGGTAATCAGTATAGATTAGAAGCCACTCACACAGAGGAAATTAAAGAGTCTTTAAGGGAGCTAGGACGTAAAAATATTAATATATTTAAAAAATATTCTCATCTCGGCCCAAAGTCTTTGGCGCGAAGAGTTATTTGCTTAGACGATTGGATGGTATACCCCAGTGCGTCGGAGGCTTCCGCCCGTTATGGCGTGGCAAAAAGCGCGTTGATTGAGCTTTGTTTGGGGCAGCGCGGGCGAAAAACCGTAGGTGGTTTTAGGTTTGCTTATTATGAGGAGGCTTAATTGGGGTATGCATCCAAGGCTGGGCGCGCCCGAACAAGCCCCCGAAATCCGCAGGCCCACGCAATCTGTGATCGTTGCGGTTTTCGCGTCAATCACGTCAATCTTTCCTGGCAATTTGATTGGGCTGGCGCCAGCTTGATCAATAAGCGCATTCTCGTTTGCGATACTTGCATGGACACGCCGCAGCAGCAGCTACGGTCTATTATTGTGCCGGCGGATCCTGTGCCGATTCTCAATCCTCGCGTTCAGAATTACGCGCAGGCGGAAACAAATTACCGCACGACGCAGGGCAACAGTGTAGATGCTCAAACCGGCATTCCTGTCATCGGCGGAGATACGCGGCAGACAAACCCGACGCAATTGCCTATATTCCAATATGGCTTCCTGATGCTTGAGCTTCAGGTGGGGTTCATTGCGCAAGAAGGCGCCATGAGTTCTTTTGGCATTCTGTTGGAGGAGGCTTCCGGGCGCCTGCCTTCGGCGACTTACCTTCGCGTCACGCAGCAGACCGGCGAGCCGGAAGATGGGCTTAATCCGGCGCCGGGAACCGACCAGAACGCGCCGGGCAACGACGATCCGGGTCTCCCGTATGACAATGTCGTCGTCCCTGTAACAGGCGAGGATGATACATAATGGCTGTTGTTCAAATCCCGAACTTGCCCGTAGCGACATCTCTTACGGGCGCAGAAGAACTGGAAATCGTTCAGGCTGGCGAGAGCAAGCGAACGACGTCTCAGGCTATCGCCAATCTTGCTCCGGACATGACGTTCGCTGGTTATTGGGCGTCTTACTATAGCACCGTCAATCAGACGAACCCTGTCGGCGGCGCAGTTAACAAGGCGACATTCAACAATTCAACCGGAAATTACGGAATATCTGTTGTTTCAGGAACGCAGATTACCGTTTCAAATCCCGGTATCTATTGCATCAATTTTACCGCAGAAGTTGACAAGAGCGACGGCGGCGCCGACCAGGTCAATTTTTGGCTAACGAAGAATAACTCAAATGTGATCGCCACCAACAGGCGGACAACGCTTTCCGACGCCAACGAGACGACATCTGTTTCTTTGAGTTACATCATATCTTTAAATGGCGGTGATTATCTTGAAATCGCATGGTCATCTGCAGATACTGATTTGCTTCTTTACGCAGAAGCTGCGGCGGGGTCATTGCCGGCTACGCCTTCGATCCTGATGAACATTCAGCTTGTAAAGGAACTGTGAGATGGACCACCAGACGGCATTCAACATTCTGATAGGTATTATCAGCGCCATGCTCGGATGGTGGCTTAATAATGTTTGGCTGACGATTAATGAGCTTCGACGGATTGACAAGGAATTGGCGGAAAAAGTCGCCTCAATTGAAGTTCTTGTGGCCGGCGAATATGTCACAAGAGACGAGTTCAACAATGTGATGAGCCAGGTATTTAATAAGCTCGACAGAATAATGGACGCGGTCAGCAAGAAGGCGGACAGATAATTATGATGCACCCCGACCATTACGAAGAAATCATGCGGATATGTCGGGTAGTCTTGATTGTCTGGATATGCGTGCTTTCTTACAAGTTTGGGCAGGGCGTCTACCACGAACTGAGGTATGGTCTCCAATGAACATGCAATATTTCTTTGATCGCGTCAGGCGGTCGGTGTTTGGGGGCAAGCTGACGCAAAAGCAGGTTGATGGGCTCAGCCGCATCCTTGCCTATCGCGATGAGAAGTGGCCAAAAATGTCGGATGACGAGTTGGCTTATCTTCTGGCGACTGTCGTCCATGAGACGGCATTCACCATGCAGCCGATCAGGGAGATGGGGTCTCCTGCCTATTTCAAAACAAAGCGCTATGCGCCGAAATGGATTGGCCGCGGGCTGATTCAGATCACCTGGAAATACAACTATGAGAAATTCGGCATTGCGGATGACCCCGATGCGGCGCTCAGGTGGCCAGCATCTCTGGATATTGCCTTCCGAGGCATGATATTCGGGATGTTCACTGGCAAAAAGCTTGCTGATTATATAAAGCCCGGCAAGACGCCTGACTATGTCGGCGCCCGTCGGATCATTAATGGGACGGACAGGGCTCGCCTGATTGCAGGATATGCACTTTCCTTCCAGGACGCCCTGAAGCAGGCAAAACAAGGAGCGGCATGATGTTTACTATGCTTAAAAACTGGAAAACGACCGTATCTGCGCTGATTCCACTGGCGGCTTACGCCCTGAACTACGCTGGCGTTTGGCCTTCGGTCATCCCGCTTCCTCCGTTTGACCAGGTGTGGCCGTTTATCGTGTCCATTCTGGGCATCGGCGTCTATGCCAAGGACAGCAACGTCACGGGCGGAAGCATTCACCAGTGATTTATGCGGCGCTCGCAACCATTGGGGCGCTATTTCAGGCGCTCGGCAAGCTTTTTGATTGGCTATACGCCAGAAAGCTTGTCGACGCCGGCAAGACAGCGCAAAAGCTGGAAGACCTGAAGGGGCAGATTGATGCGGCTCATAGCGCTCTGCAGGCCCGTCTGGATATTGAGCGCCAGCAGCAGCTTAATCCTGACAGGGTGCATGACGACGATGGATTCAAGCGCCCCGATTAGCCCCGTCCTGACCTTCTGCGATGGGGCCAGGCCGATTTATTGGAGCCCAAAAGACACCGATAAGACGATTTGGGCTATAAAAGCTCATAATAACGTCGGCAAGCAGGCGTGCGGGTGGGGCAAGAAGTAGTCAGTTTACCCGATTTTATGGTAAATTGATCATAAATGCGGGGTTTCCAATGACTACTGGCCTTAGCTACGACGGTTCAATTTCGGGGACGACCAGCTATATCACGCAAATCGCCACCATGGCGGTTGTGGAGCCGACGAATAGCGACTTTCTGAATATTCTTCCTCAGATGATTACCTATGCCGAAAATCGCATTTATCGCGATTTGGATTTTGTCTTTACGTCTACGTCAAACTCCAACTTTGCCGTCGCGTCCGGCACGCGAACAATTGTTGTTCCTCCCGGAACAGATTTTGCGCCCGGCTCGCCCTACGGCGGCGGCGTTCTCGTCGTCCCTGAACAGATTAATCTTTTGACGCCGGCGGGGTCCACTAACCCGGACAACGCCATCCGCGTTCCGCTGACGCCTGTCACGAAAGAGTTTCTTGACGCGGTTTATGGGTCTTCCTCCGCCGTCGGCCAGCCGAAGTATTTTGCTGTCTTTGACGATTACGATTTCTTTGTCGGGCCATATTCCGACGCAACATATACGGTTGAGATTGTCGGCACATATCGGCCGGCAAGTATGTCTTCCGCGAACAAGACGACGTTCATAAGCCTGTATCTGCCGGATCTTCTGATAATGGCGAGCATGATCTATATCGCCGCCTATCAGCGGAATTTCTCAAGCGCGATGGGCAATGATCCTCAGATGCCGATTACTTACGAGACTCAATATCAGGCGCTTCTGAAGGGCGCGATGGAAGAAGAGGCGCGCAAGAAATTTGAGTCTGTTGGCTGGACTTCGCAGTCTGCGTCAAAGTTCTCAACGCCGTCGAGAGGGTAATAGATGCCGCATTCGACGCTCAAGCTTCTTCCCGGCGTTGATCAAAACAGAACGATCACGCTTAATGAGGCGGCTATTTCAACGACGCAGCTTGTCCGGTTCGTCCCGGATAAGCAGGGTCTCGGTCTCGTCCAAAAGCTTGGCGGGTGGACGCGGTATTTTTCAACCAGCGTCGGGTCAATAGTTCGTGCGCTCTGGGCGTGGCAGGACACCAACAATATTGACTATCTCGCAGTTGGCTCACAGGCCAGAACATCCACAATAACGTCTGCGACGAGGTCCGGATCTACAGCAACTATCGTTTATAGTGGCTCAAACATTTATAATGTCGGCGATACGATTGTAACGACCGGGCTGAGCAATAGCGCGCTGAACGGAACGTTTACCGTTACGACATCTTCTCTTGGCCAGATCACGTTCACGACTTCCACGTCTGGCGCCATATCGAATAGCGCGCCAGGGACGCTTTATGCCGGCGATGGTCTTTCTGTAATTCAGGGCGCATCCAGAGAAATCATAACGCCGCGGTCGCAACTATTTAATGTGGCAGTTGCGGCTGATACTCAATTGGGTAGCCCGTTTGTTACTCTGACAGCCACGGCGTCAAATATTGATGACTTTGACGTCGTTTATATTCAGGCGCCTATCAGCGTCGGCGGCCTGGTTTTGTTCGGTCTTTACCCGACCATCTTCGTGGATGGAACGGATAACTTCCAGGTTGTGGCAAAAGACATTGCTGGCTCCGATATACTGGCGACGTCAACAGTTACGAACGGCGGCGCTGTCCCTAATTACTCCGTGACATCAGGTCAGTCTTTGGTGACTGTTACCTTAAATAATCATGGTTTTATTGTAGGAGATGTGTATACGGCTGTTATCTCCACCACAGTTGGCGGCGTAACGATTTATGGCAACTATGCTGTAACAAGCCTTATCTCCAATAATCAGTTTCAAATAAACGCGGCCAATGAAGCGACGTCTACAACGTCGGCTTTTATGAATAGCGGCAATGCTCGATATCTGTTCTACAAGCTCCCCGGGAATCTTCCCGCAGCTATCGGCTATGCAATTAATACATATGGCGACGGCGGCTACGGCACGGGCGTTGTCCCTTCCAGCGTAAATGAGGGAAACCCGATTCAATCTATTGATTGGACGATAGACAATTGGGGTCAGGTTCTCATTTCATGCCCTGTTGGCGGCCCAATATTCACGTGGGATCCGACGACCGGCGCCGTTCAGTCGGGCATTATCGCGAATGGACCGCCTGTGAACGACGGCATGTTTGTCGCCATGCCGCAGCGGCAGATTATCGCTTGGGGGTCTACGTTTAACGGCATACAGGACCAGCTTCTTATCCGCTGGTGCGATGTTGACAACTACGACGAGTGGACAGCTTCTATCACAAATCAGGCTGGATCCTACCGCCTGCCAAAGGGCTCCAGAATAGTTGGGTGCATTCAGGGTCCACAGCAGGGCCTTGTCTGGACTGACCTGGGCGTCTGGGCCATGCAATATGTTGGACCGCCCTACGTCTATCAATTCAACGAAATCGGCAATGGTTGCGGATTAATCGCCAGAAAAGCCGCAACTTCCATGAATGGCGTCATTTACTGGATGGGCCAGAGCCAGTTCTATCGGCTGGCCGGTTCTGGCGTTGAAATCATCCAGTGCCCTGTTTGGGACGTCATCTTTCAGGAACTGGACGAGACGAATCTTGACAATATTCGCGTCGCCGCCAACTCGCGGTTCGGGGAGATATCCTGGTATTTCCCGACAATCAGCGGGAACGGCGAGCCGACGATGTATGTGAAATACAATGTCGCGCTTAATCAGTGGGACTTTGGAATGCTGACGAGGACGGCATGGATAAATCAGTCCGTTCTTGGGCCGCCGATTGGCGCCGGCCCGACGATCTCTGCAGACGAAGAAAACTTCATCTATCAGCACGAAACTTCAACTGATGCTGATGGCGAACCGATGGTTTCCAGCTTCCAAACTGGATATTTCTCAATGGACGAGGGCGAATACAAGGTCTTTGTTGACCAGGTATGGCCCGACATGAAGTGGGGATATTATGGCGGCTCGGAAGACGCCGATCTTAATCTCACTTTCTTTGTCGCTGACTATCCGACGCAGACGCCGATTGCCTACGGGCCATTTGCGATCAATTCGCAAACCCAATATGTGACGCCAAGATTCCGTGGTAGGCTTATGTCCATAAAGATGGAGAGCGCCGATATCGGATCTTTCTGGCGTATTGGCGCCACGCGCTATCGCATCCAACGAGACGGGAAATTCTAATTGGCCACGCTCGATGACATCCTGACAACGCAGAAAAACGGCGTCGTTGCTATCAATGCGCTGACGGATAGCATTACGATATTCAGGAAGCGAATTACTGGTCAGTTCCGGTCTTAGACTGTCAATTCGCGGACAGAAGTTGCGCGCGGTCCCGGCATTCTGATTGCCTATACGGTAACGGTCGCCGGCGCCGCCGGGTGGATTTACGATTCAATCCTGCCTATCACCACGTCTCTTCAGGGCGGCGTTCCGGCGCCCGGCAGCGTGACTATTTCCTTCCGGCCAAATTACACAATTGCGGTCGGGGATACGATCATTGTCGCCAATACGATATGCGATAACGGCGGCGCTCCTTTGGGCTACAACGGAACGTTTGTGGCTACAGCGGCGACGGCAAGCAGCTTTACTTATGCGAGCGCTCAAACTGGCAACCAGACGCAAGCCGGAACGGTGTTTAATCAAAGAGCGCAGGACAGAATAACGGCGACTGTTGCGACCGTTTCAACAGTGCCGATTGGCGCCCCGTTCACGACCGGCCTTGTCGTTGAGCCGGGCGCAGGGCAATCCCTTAACGTCATCTACTCTCTGGATTAAAACCATGCCGCTTAAAATGGGAAAGTCGCAGGAGACAATTTCGGAGAATATTTCCGAAATGGTTCGCTCGGGCCATCCGCAGAATCAGGCGGTAGCTGCGGCTCTTTCAAATGCGCGGCGGTCTCGGGCTGAAGGAGGCGATTTGCCTGATGCGCCCAAGAAAGACAAGGTCCACGTCGGGCCAATACACAGCAACGTTTCTGGACGAACTGATCATCTCCCTATTCATGTCCCTTCTGGTTGCTACGTTATTCCGGCTGATATTGTCTCATCTCTTGGCGAAGGCAATACGATGGCTGGCTTCCGAGCGCTGAACAAGGTTTTCGGGCGCCAAACATATGGCGGCGGCGACGCAACAGAAATCGTAGCAGCCGGCGGTGAATATATCGTCACGCCAGAGGCGCTGCAGGATGTGTTTGGCGATATGGACGTCGCCCATAATGAAATGGACCGATTTGTGAAGCTGGCGAGAAAACAGCTTATCAATACGCTTAAATCGTTACCTGGGCCACGCAAAGATTAGGAAGGGTCTTGCGATGAACAAAGAGGTTGAAGTCAGAATAGGAACGCCGGATGATATTCACGCCGTAATGCAGCTTGCCATTCTGGCGTGCAAGGAAAACGGCATTTCAATCCCAAATACAGAAAAGCTTCTTGCCGACGTCTGGGCTGGGCTGACACAGGATTTTGGCGTTATGGGCCTGATTGGAGCGCCCGGACAAGCTCTGGAAGGGCTGGTTTTGCTCAGGATCGGAACCTTGTGGTATAGTGACGACCCAATAATAGAAGAAAAGTGCGTTTTTGTTCATCCAGACTTTCGCAGCGCCAAAGGCGGGAGGGCCCGCAAGCTGTGCGAGTTCAGCAAAAAGGTTGCGGATGAGCTTTCCATGCCTCTTGTCATTGGCGTTGTCTCTAACACCCGGACGAGAAGTAAGGTAAAGATGTATGAGCGGCTATTTGGCCAGCCCGCCGGCGCATACTTCCTCTACGGCGGAAAAACCGGCGAATGGCACCAAGAGGCGGCGGAATAATGAACCGCAAACTGACTGCGATGTGGAGCTTATAAATGGGTAGCAAGACTTCAACGGCTCCTATTAATCCGTTCATGCCGCAGTCGGTGCAATCTGTTCAGATTCCGCCAGAAGTCAGGGCCGCCTACCAGAAGGCGATTGGCCGCGCAGAGCAAGTCTCGCAGACGCCGTTTCAGCGATATTCTGAAAGCCCGGAAGCCTTTGTCGCCCCGTTGACGGGGACGCAGCGGCTTGCAACTCAAAACATCATGCAGCAACAGCGGGCGGCGCAGCCTCTTTATCAGGCTGGCGCGGCGCTCACTGGTCGGGCAGGACTTACAGCGGCCCCTGACATTGTCGGGCAGTATATCTCTCCCTACACGCAGGCTGTCGCGGAGCCCACGATGGCGCTCTTGCGCCAGCAGCAGGGCCAGCAGCTTGCGCAGCAGCAGGCGGAAGCCATTCGTGGCGGGGCCTTTGGCGGCGAGCGCGCGGGTTTGCAGCGTCAGCTTCTCCGCGGCCAGCAGGGGCTCGCGGCCGGCAAGACAATGGGCGACATTATGCAGGCCGGCTATGCGCCTGCTATGCAAGCGGCACAGGCTGATCTTGCCCGGCAGCTTCAGGCTGGCGCTCAGTTTGGGAATTTAGGCGCGGGCGCCCAGCAGGCGGGGCTTCAGGCGGCGCAGGCGCTCATGGGCGCTGGCACTGTTGAGCAGCAGACCCAGCAGGCCGGCCTTCAGTCGCTCTACAATCAGTTCTTGCAGGAGCGCGCCTATCCCTTCCAGACGTCGCAGTTCTACACTGGCGCCGTTACGGGAGCGGGCCCGCTGTTCGGCTCCACGCAATACAATTGGCAGCAGCCACAATATCAGCCCTTCTTCTCCGACAAGCGCCTCAAGGAGGGGCTGGGAGCGGCATACGCGCGTGGCGGCGAGCCGGAGCGTGTAGGGCAGCTTGATAGCGGCGAAGGCGTCTACAGCTACCGCCTGACGGATCCTCGCACGGGTCAAATGGGGCCGGCGCAAATCGGTCTCATGTCAGACGAAGTGCGGCGCGATGCGGTCGCCCGCGACCCGCAGACAGGCTATGACGTCGTTGACTATGACCGGGCGACCGAGAACGCCCGCATGGGCGGCGCCGTAATCGACCTTGAGCATGGGAAGGATTATTACCGCGGCGGCTATTCGGCTGGCGGCTATGCCGATGGCGGCCTTGCGCCCGGAGAAATGGCGGCGTTGGCCGAAGCGCAGCGCAAAATGTATAGCGGGCTGGGCGGCGCGGCGCCCGGGCTGTATGGGCAGGAAGCCGGCGCCATGCCCGGCGGCGGCGCTCGCGGCTATGTCCCGTCTACGGCTATTCAGCCGGGCCGCATGGTGACGCCCGGGCCGGCTCCGGCTCCCCAGCGGGCCCCCGAGACGACCGGCCTTGGCGAAATCATGTCAACCGGCGAGAAACTCGTCGGCTATGGCGAGAAGCTGGGACAGGCAAAGGATTTCCTTGGCGGCACGAAAGACAAGCCCGGCGCGCTTGCGAGCCTGAAGGGACTTCTTGGCTACGCCGACGGCGGGTCTCCGGACTACTTCCCGGAAGAGGTTCTAAAGGCTCAAAAACCGGCTGAGCTTGATAAGCCGGAAGAGGAGCGCTCGTCGGCTGGCGGCCCGCAACAAAGCGGGCTTGGGCAAGCCATCGGCATGGGCAGAGATATCGCTTCTCTTGCTTCGACCGCCGCGACTGCCGCAAAAGCTATTCCGGGCATTTTGGCGATGTTCTCCGACCGTCGCCTGAAGCAGGGGCTTGGCTACGCCGATGGCGGCTCCAGGGCTGGGGAAGAAGGCGACGAAACGTGGAGCCGCATGATTCGGCGCGAGTCTCGCGGCCGTCAATTTGAT